TATACGTTAATACGGGCTGTAAACGACGTACAGGGGATATACAGAGTTCAAACCGTGCAGTGGATAGTTAACTATTATCTACGTGCGAAACTCGATAGCGATGAATATAAGACGTTTTTAGAGCTACTACCAGAAGAGCTACGAGAATTAACCCTTTTATCGTCTCTGCATCGCGTTAAAGAAGCAATAACAGAAGATGTAATAAAAGATATTCGTCCTGAATACCTTAAACTGAGCGAAGATTTCAGAAGCAAGGTTGTTCAGACAAAACTACCACCAACCAAAACGATAGGAGAAGATGAAATGCGTAATCCGATTAATACTGATGTTAAATCCAAGTTACTAGTAGTTGACCCATATGCCGGTGAACGTGTGAACCGTAAATACCCTGCTTACATCGCTGAGTTGAAAAAGCGCGGTGAACTAGATATCTGTTATTTCCCTGTAGAGCCTTTCCACCGTAGAGAGAACAAGCGACATGCTACCCAGCATGCCATGGAAGCTTGCGTGAAATCGTTCGTGCCTATCTCGTTAGAAACAAGACAGGAGATTCCAGCATGGGCTATCGATGCGCTGTCACGTGATAAACGTAGTGAAGCGAGAATCCAAATTGCTTCGATGGACGAGAAAAAGCAAAAGGTTTTATATCCATCGATGGCGTCACCTGAAGAGCTTTTCAATTCGGTTGTACGTTGTTTTAACTCTGGTATTTACGTAGTTGTAAAGACTGCACCAATTATTCCACCTATTATGACTCCACACGATGTATTCCGAGTAGTTGACGCGGTACGAAGTGTTGCTAGCAGTGTGGAAATCTGTTTCGCTTCGTTCGATGAGTCAGAGTATCCTGATTTAAAAGCGCGTGTGAAGAAAAGCGACGTTGCTTTTGATGACATGTACGAGCTAGCTGAGGGAAGATACTTTGTTCGACAATCGTATCGAAAAGAGTTCATTCGAAAGCTAATGCTGTTCACACAAGGGCAAAAGCTAAAACTTGAAGTTGTAAAAGAATGTTCTATTGAGGACGGAGAAGTTACAGGAGTGTTGCGCTTCGAGGAGTAAATTTCCTCGAAGTTGGTTATATTAGGTAATAACTAAAAGGAGGAATAACTATGAGTGAAGTAGAAGTGGTGCGCGAGTCGATTAAGATGGAACGTGTTGATATTATGGAAGCGATTGAAAGCGTAAAGGAACTTCCCACTGGTTTAAAGCTAGTAAATGTGCGAGGTACGAATGGTTCAGGTAAGTCGACGATCCCGTTACAGATGCTAGCTAATGACCGTGAAGCGTACATGCTAACGTTAGAAGGTAAAGATGTAGCTACTGTGTTTCCTAGCATGGGGTGGTTAGCTCTTGGTAAATACCGTAATGCAGCTGGAGGGCTTGATACAGTCCGTACAACCGACGATATGAAGCATATCTTAAGTCTTTGCAACAAGTTACCGTTTAATATCCTAATGGAAGGTATCTTGGCTAGTACAGTTTACTCTACGTACTCTGTGTTATTACAGAAATATCAAGAAGAAACACCTTTCCGTAAAGCCGGTGTGATGAGTATCGTTAACGACATGGATGTTGTTAAGGCTCGTGTTTTAGCTCGTAATGGGGGGCGTGCAGTGAAATGGGATCAAATTGAGAGTAAGTGGAGAACGGTTGAGAAAAACGTTCAGAAGTTTAAAGATGATGGACTTGCTAGCTGGAAAGCAACGAACCAGAATATCAAGAAAGAAGAAACGCTTGACTGGTTTTTCGAAGAGTTGGAGGTGAACATGGGTGGTTGAAGTAGCTCGTAAACCGATTAAATTAACAAGATATGATATCAACGAGAAAATAAAAGAGCTGACGAAGGCATCTATTCTACGCTTTAAAGAGAAAGACTTGAAGTGTGTGAACGTTCGTGGTTCCAACGGCTCTGGTAAGTCAACGATCCCTATTAAGATGTTGGCTGAAGATAAAGGAGCGTATATCCTGACTGACAAAGGTAAAGATGTTGCTACAGTTCTACCTAATGTGGGGTATGCACTTCTTGGTACATACCGAAATAAAACTGGAGGAGGTGATACGTCAACGTTCCAAGATAAGGAGTATACGAAAGAGATTCTTAAAAAGCTATGGGTTATGCCTTTTAACGTTCTCTTTGAGTCTATGACTATCTCTGCTTCCTTTACGTTTTGGGCACAGGTGTTCGGTGAGTTTTCCTACGACTTAGCTTTTACCAATCGCCAGATAGGGGTAATGAGTATTATTATTCCTTTAGAGGTAAATGAACAACGTATAAAGAAACGTAATGGTGGTAAAGATATTAACATGAAGTACGTGGCTGGTAAGCTACGAACTGTTACGAACAACGTAGAAAAGTTTACAGCTATCGGTGTCCAAAGCTGGGCTGTTGATAATACTAGTGTAAGTCTTGACGAGGTTTATGATTGGTTCCACGAGCAAGTAAACGCGAACATGGAGGGATTAGGATGAGTTTAGCAGAGTCGAATAACAACCCGTTTGTAAATTATGGTGAAGTACCAGACCACGAGTTTTTACTATCTATGGAAAGAGTTTTACAACCCCACTGGGAAGACAAGTATATTAACCTACCTGATGAGACGGTAAAGCTACGAGTTGACCCAGCAACTGGAAAGCCACTGTGGGAACTTTACTTTGAGAACGCGGTGGAACGCCAAAACATCTGGTGGAAAAGGGTAATGGAGAACCAACCTGCCCCGTGGACTGACCACCCAGTTATGAGTCAATACCACATGACAAACACGGATCGACGTGACGACCGTGTGACGATTTTCTATATTAAGAACCTCCTTCCCCACCTAAAAGATAACTATGAGTCTAAAAAGTACCTTTTGTTGAACACGTTTATTTATCGCCTGTTCTGTCGTATTGAGACTTGGGAAGTCATCGGCTATCTTCATCCTGAAACGTTCGAAGATGACTGGGCAAGAGCAAAAGCCAACTTACGAGAGAGACGTGAACAAGAGTTTCCACTTTTCACAGCTGCGTACTATGTTAATGACCTAAAGGTTGCGAACCCTGACTCAGCTACGAACAAGAATAAGCTTGAGAACGCTATCTGCTTAATTCAGTGGATTAAAGACCACCTTGACGAGCTTTGCGACTTCGTTTTCAATCCTGAAAACAACATGGAATCGGTTGTGGAGTACCTAACTTGTATTCCTGGAATCGGCTTATTTAACTCTTATGAAGCCTGCTTGGACTTAGGAATCGTTGAAGAGTACACAGGAATCTCTTATGTACACTTTACACCTGACCACTTTCCGAATGTAGGTCCTGGTTGCAAACGCGGTATCGACTATATCTTTGAGGAAAAGGGAAATATGAGCTACCTCGACATTGTTTATTTCATTGCTAGTGTTTACCGACACGAGTTTAAGCGTTTAGGGCTTGATTACAAGTATAATCCTAACCGTGAGGAACACCTTGACCTAAGAGTATGGGAAGGTTGGGCATGTGAATCATCGAAAATTTTTAACTATTGGGCTTTTGAGAATGGTTATGACTTTGCTAAAGGAAAGCGACCTAAAAAGAAAATGAAGTTACAGACAACTGATATTGACTGGCTGAAACTTAGCAAATAATGAGTAGACCTGAACACCCCTTTATTATATAATAAAGGGGTGTTCTAACATACTTATAACTAAGGTGGTTAACCATGAAAATTCATAATTTAAACTTAAAATCTGTTGTTGAGACTGAATTTGGAAAGTCAATGAGAGAGTTAATGGAACAACTTTATTTGAAAGAAGAACGTGGAATTACTGAAATCACTAGTATAATCGCGAGTCAACTTAAAAAGTATGACTACGAATTTAATAGGGAGTCAACTGTTAAAGACTGGATAATAAACTCTGGAATCAAATATTCCAAATATAGAAAGAGGTATAAGGTATATAATAGCGAAGAAACAATTTTGCTAAGTGGGTCAATAAAAACAAATTTTGAAAAGTTGCTTAAAGAGCATACAGATGAGGAACCAAGAGTATTTCTTACTAGACTACACACTAATGAGAACCTTAATACAAATGAGATAGCAGAAAAGGTGTCCAGACTGTTTGGGTTTTATATCTTTGGAGAAGTCGGTGAGAACCAAGAAGTTAGGAGACTGTTCAAGAGGTACAAGATAAAACTTAGAAAGTTTGAACCTAAGGAAGCTGACAGAGAACGATACAGAGAAGGCGGTAAGATTGGTTTGGGCAAGAGCTGGCAAAACCCAGACTTTGTTGAACGTCACAAACAGAGAAGTAGCAAAAGAATGCGAGAAAGTAACCTTGAAAACTGGAATGACCCTGAGAAACGTATCGAAAAAGAGAAGCTGGTAAAAGATGGTCAGAAGAAATGGCTGGATAACGGAGGCAGACTCGAAATGAGTGAAAGAGCAAAGATTCAATGGAAGGATCCAGCTTTTAGGGAGAAGATGCTTTCCGCATTACCAAACCGTAAGGATAACAAGCTAGAGCTTGAAGTTAAGCGACTGCTTGAAGAATTAGCTCTCACAGACTACGAGTTCAACCCTTACTTAAAGTTCCCATGTGGTAACTTTTGCTTCCCAGATTTTAAGTTTGGTAACAAAATCATAGAGGTTCATGGAGATTTCTGGCATGCCAACCCAGAACTGTACTCTGTCGAAAATCTAACAAAGATTCAAGTTAACAACGTTGAGCGAGATATAAAGAAAGACAAGTTGTACACAAAATACGGGTTTGAATGCTTAGTCATATGGGAGCAGACTGTTAAAGAAAACCCTGACCTTGTAAAACGTTCTATAGCTACCTTCCTAAATAAGTAAACCCTCTGCACCTCTATATTTTTATATGGAGGTGTTTATTATGGCACAAGAAAAGTATATCCCAGGATTAGGCAACGCCTTTTTCCTTCATCCCGACCATATTAACGAAAAGGGTGGAGCTGAAAAGTATCTGCCAGCACTAGGTAAGGAGTTACAAATCTCTTTTGCGTCGGTTGACGAGCGTGGCGGTGCTGAGAAGTACGTTCCCGGTTTGGGCACAGCATTCTTTGTTCACCCTGACCACGTAGAACCGGCTCCTGTTGAACCAGAACCTGAACCGGAAGAGCCACCAGCTGAAGGATAATTTAATAGAAAACGTTGACAGCAGGGAGTAAATTCCTGCTGTTTTTCTTTTATTAGGTGTACTTAATAAAGGAGGAATACTTAATGACTTTTGTTTTTA